GTGAAGACCTCTCAGCGTCTAAACGATATGTGCTGAAAGGGTTGCTTGCACTAAGCAAGAAAGCCAAGCAAGAGGGTACTAAATTAAAAGCACTGGAACTGATGGGCAAAGCCTGTGGGCTGTTCACCCCGACAGAAGTACAAGACAAGGCAGTGATCACCGCAGATCAGTTGAAGCGTGAACTGTCAGGTCATATGAAGTTACTAGAGCAAGCCAAGGCTAACGTCCTAGACGTAGACGCAAAGCGTTTAAACACTGGGACAACGATACCAGTTATGCAGGCACAGGAGGGCGTGTAAACGTGGGCGTGGGCGTGACCCACCCGCCCCCGACCCCCACGTGTGGCGAGCCGACACCCCTCCCGCGTATACGCTCTAATCCACACACCCAAATACATTCCACAGGAAAGCCCCCCCTTGTCTTTCCAAATCAAAGACCCCGGGGGTATATATATTTTCAGAAAAGGTATTGCGAACGTTCGTGTTTGCGTTTAAACTTAAAGAATGAGCAAACGTAGGCAGTTAGTATTAGACTTTATTCGTGCTTACATTCGGTTGCACGGGGTGTCTCCGTCTTATGAAGTTATTGCCAAAGGGATTGGATTGAAATCTAAGTCAAACATCCACAGGATTGTCCACCGTCTAAAGACGGATGGGCACATTGTGACCAAGCCTTATAAGTTCCATGCTATCAAGCTGGTTGATGCAAGCGTACGTGATGTGGTACGTCTATGAGTCTACTGACACACGCAGAGATTAAGAAGTACATGGCAATGGTTCCCAAGGCTTCTCCTGAGAACCGTGCAAAGATTCAGGCTTTGCTGGAGATGGATAAGATAGAACGCAGCAAGGAGTCATTCCTGTACTTCGTAACCCAGATGTGGCCCATCTTCATATCGGGATCACATCACAAGATCATGTCTGATGCTTTTGAGCGGGTAGCTAACGGGGAGCTTAAGAGGTTAATTATTAACATGCCTCCTAGGCATACCAAGTCTGAGTTTGCTTCCTTCCTGTTGCCTGCGTGGTTTCTGGGGAAGTTTCCTCAGAAGAAGATTATTCAGACTGCACACACCGCAGAGCTTGCCACAGGTTTTGGACGAAAGGTTAGGAATCTTGTTTCATCTGAACAGTATCAGAAGGTATTTACGACTAAGCTGTCGAGCGATTCAAAAGCCGCAGGTCGCTGGAATACTAACGTGGGTGGTGATTATTTCGCTATTGGCGTTGGGGGTGCTGTCACAGGTAAAGGAGCCGATCTTTTAATCATTGACGACCCTCATTCTGAACAGGAAGCCAAGCAGGCTAACCCCGCAGTGTTTGACGGGGTCTATGAATGGTTCACTTCCGGCCCTCGTCAGCGTCTACAGCCGGGTGGAGCCATCATTATTGTGATGACTCGGTGGTCTAAGCGGGATCTAACCGGTCAGATTCTTAAAAACTCCGACAAAGATGGCGTAGATCAGTGGGAAGTCATTGATTTTCCCGCAATTATGCCCAACGGGAACCCTTTGTGGCCCGGATTCTGGTCTAAAACAGCTCTAGAAGCCCTGAAAGCTGAACTTCCAGTTGCTAAATGGGAGGCGCAGTACCAACAGAACCCCACATCCGAGGAAGGCGCGATCATTAAGCGCGAACATTGGATGATTTGGGAGGAAAAACGACCCCCTGAGTGCGAGTACATCATTCAATCTTGGGATACTGCGTTTGAAAAGAACAATCGTGCGGACTATTCAGCCTGTACCACATGGGGTGTCTTCCAACATCCAGATAAACACGGCAATCTAAAGGCCAACATCATTCTTTTGGATGCATTCAAAGAACGCATGGAGTTCCCTGATCTAAAACGCAAAGCTTTAGAGATATACCGAGAATATGAACCAGACACTTTGATCGTTGAGAAGCGGGCAGCAGGCGCTCCGTTGATCTATGAGATGAGAAAGATGGGAATTCCGGTCGCGGAGTATACGCCGGGCAAAGGAAACGATAAGATATCGCGTGTAAACGCTATCTCTGCTTTGTTTGAATCTGGCATGGTGTGGTGTCCTGATACCCGATGGGCTGAAGAAGTCATGGATGAGTTGGCTTCCTTTCCCAACGGCGATCATGACGACCTTGTTGACTCAAGCAGTCAGGCTTTGATGCGATTTCGCTTGGGAGGTTTTATCTCCATCGATTCTGATGAAGAAGATGAACCTTTTTACACCCGTAGAAAAGTAGAGTACTACTAAGGAACAATATGAGCATTGAAAAGTCCCTAAGCCAAGCCCCAATGGGCCTGCAAGACATCGAGCTTGATGAAACACCCGCAGTTGAGATTGAGATTGTCAACCCAGAGGGTGTCAAGATTGGCATGGACGGCATGGAGATTGACCTCATGCCGGAAGATGATGAAGAAGGCTTTGGCGACAACCTAGCCGAGTACATCGACGAAGGCGAGCTTCAAAAGATTGCCAGCGATTTGATTGGTTTGGTTGATCAGGACATTAACTCCCGCAAAGATTGGGTGGAGATGTATGTCAAAGGTCTAGATGTTTTGGGGATGAAGTATGAAGAGAGAACGGAGCCTTGGCTTGGAGCTTGTGGTGTATTCTCGACTGTACTCACAGAGGCCGCAGTCCGGTTCCAAAGCGAGACAATTATTGAAACGTTTCCGGCTCAAGGCCCTGTTAAAACGGAAATCATTGGTGCAATTGATAAACTTAAAGAGGAGGCTGCGGAGCGTGTACGTGAAGACATGAACTACCGACTCACGGAAGGTATGCCTGAATACCGTCCTGAGCATGAACGCCTTCTGTATTCCTTGGGTCTAGCCGGTGCTGCATTCAAGAAAATTTATTACGATCCCACAATGGGACGGCAGGCTGCAATGTTTATCCCTGCCGAGGATGTCATCATCCCTTACGGAGCTTCTAGCGCCATGACCTCTGAGCGTGTGACCCACATCATGCGCAAGACCAAGAACGACATCAAGAAGCTTCAAGTTTCTGAGTTCTATTTAGACAAAGAGCTTGGCGAACCGCTTCAGTTCTACACGGACGTAGAAAAGAAAAAGGCTGAAGACCAAGGCTACAGCATCACAGACGATGACCGCTACCAGATCTATGAGATCCACGTAGATTACGACCTGCCCGGTTATGAGGACGAAGACGGCATCGCCCTTCCCTACGTCATTACCCTAGAGCGTGGCACGACAGAGATCCTTTCTATTCGCCGTAATTGGGAGGAAGATGATAAACACAAGCTCAAGCGCCAGCACTTTGTGCAGTACACATATGTGCCCGGATTTGGAGCCTATGGCCTAGGTTTGATCCACCTCATCGGTGGTTATGCCCGTGCAGGCACATCAATCATTCGTCAGCTTGTAGATGCTGGAACCTTGAGCAATCTGCCCGGAGGTTTGAAGACTCGCGGTCTGCGTATCAAGGGAGACGACACTCCCATCCAGCCGGGTGAGTTCCGTGATGTGGACGTGCCTAGCGGTTCTGTCAAAGAGAACATCATGGCCCTGCCATACAAGGAACCCTCACAGGTTCTCTTGGCTCTGTTGAATCAGATCACAGACGAAGGCAGAAGACTTGGCTCTATCGCAGATATGAACATCAGCGATATGTCTGCCAACGCACCCGTAGGTACAACTTTAGCATTACTTGAGCGTCAGTTAAAGACCATGAGCGCAGTACAAGCTCGTGTTCATTATTCAATGAAGCAAGAGTTTAAACTGCTCAAAGCAATCATCCGTGACTACATGCCGGAAGATTATGACTACGTGCCCGTGTTTGGTACTCCCCAAGCCAAGCAAGCAGACTACGACATGGTGGATGTTATCCCTGTGTCTGACCCAAATTCTGCGACGATGGCTCAAAGGATCATGCAATACCAAGCAGTCATTCAGTTGGCTCAGGGTGCTCCGCAGATCTATAACCTGCCTTTGCTGCACCGCCAGATGATTGAGGTGCTGGGTGTCAAGAACGCAGAGAAGCTTGTACCGGTAGACGACGATCTAACGCCGCGAGATCCAATCAGCGAGAACATGGCATTCCTGACCGGAAAGCCTACTAAAGCATTCATTTACCAAGATCACGACGCTCACATTGCTGTACATACATCAATGCTGCAAGATCCTATGGTGATGGGTCAGATGGGTCAAAACCCTATGGCTCAACAGATGCAGGCCGCAATCATGGCGCACGTAGCTGAGCACATCGCATTTCAGTACAGGACAAAGATTGAGCAACGCCTTGGCGCTACTCTGCCTATGCCAAACATTGAGATGCCCGAGGATGTGGAAGTTCAATTGTCCAAGCTCGTTGCTCAAGCTGCAAAACAACTCTTGGACATCAATAAGAACCAAGCAGCCCAACAAGCTGCCCAACAGCAGATGCAAGACCCTGTTGTTCAGATGCAACAACAAGAGTTGCAAATCAAACAGCAAGATGCTCAAACCAAAGCTCAAAAGGTTCAAGGCGACTTGGCTATCAAACAGGCAGAGCTTCAACTCAAAATGGCGCAAATGCAGGTACAGCAAGGAGAAGATCCTGCCGTGGCTGCACAAAAAGCGCAGCAAGAGATCGCAATTGATGCCATGAAGAAACAGGCAGAGATGCGCATGTCTGAACAACAGCACCAGCAGCAGTTGGAACATAACCAACAGACGCAGGACTTGCAGGCTAAACAACAACTTTTACAGATGCTTTTAAACGCAAAACGTACCGGGGGTGAATGATGGACAAACTGCTTGAGAGTTTAAACAAGAAGCTTGATGAACATGTCAAGC